GTCGAAGTGCGGATGATTGACGATGCTTAGCCTAATCCTGATAGTCGCCCAATTCGTGTCCCTCGATTGCATTATCGTAAACGCAAGTGCCTACACGGCCTGCAAAGAAGAATGCGATGCAAGCCCGGACACAACGGCTGGCATGACCACGCCTACACCAGGGCGGACGTTAGGCATATCACGCGACTTGTGGCACCTACGCGGTAAGCTGGTGTATGTGCAAGGCGTAGGGCTTCGGCGGGTCGAGGATAAAATGGCTGAACGATTCCAGCAATCGATTGACGTGCTGTTTGCGAGCAAGCCGGAAGCTATGGAATATGGCAGGAAGGATGTGAAGCTGTGGGTTTTGAAACGAAAGGAAACGAAACGACATGACTAAGAAAGAACTCAAACAAGTAGAGGCTATGGTTAGGTGTTTAGGGAAGCGGGGGCGTGGCTGTCCACGAGACCTCAACACACCATTCGGCCTTGATTGCGAGAATGTATGTGGCCTCGATGGACGACACGCGGACGATAGCTGTTGGAAGTGCTGGATGAACTGCTTTGGATTTGGCACAGGCAAGGAAACGCAAGGCGGTGCGGTTGTTGTGCTTGGCCGGCAAGGGCTATGCGGCACAGTTCACGCCTGAACTTGAAACGAAAGGGAAAACATGAAACATGAATGGATCTATGAGATTGGTGTTTATAAGACAGTTGTGGGAAACACAATAGCAATTGCTTGCGAGGGCGGTGAGGGAAACTATTGGTTATCGTGGGCTACAAGCAGCAGGGGTGGGAAAGAAATTTGCTTAGAGCTTTTTCAAGCATCCAAGACAGAATGCAAGGCCAAGCGTCTTGCAATCGAGCTGGCTAAGCAGGTAGAAATTATACGTAAGCAAATTAAGTGGCCTAAATGAAATGAGTTTTAAAATAGAAGTAAAGTAAAACAAAAACAAAAGGAGAATGAGAGATGGGAATCGGGACACGCAGAGAAATTGGGAAAAACTACATACGAATAAAGGATGTTATAAAAGGCATCGACACCATGCTTGTGCGAGAAAGCTTGCAGGCCGGTAAAATCATCGCCTTAGAGAAAAGGATAACCGGGCTTGAGGATGTGCGTGGCGCATGGCCGTGGAACAAGGAAAAAGTCCCAAAGCCCGTAAATTTGAAGAATAACATAGTAACACTTCTTGTTTCAGATATTAATAAAGATTCAAATATGGAAAATGTCATACATGAATTATCTGAAAACATTTATTCTTTGGCAGTCTTGTATTTTGAAGGTGTGGAAGGCGCAAACAAAGCATTTGGAAATGGACACCATGCAGCACAGTCATTAGCAGAACACGCCAAGAAAATGTTACAGGATCGAGTAAAACAAATGGAGGATATTAAAAAATAACATGAATGAATTAGAAAAAGTGAATGAATTATTGGAACTTTGTAAAGATTCTGGTGTGATATTACATCTTCTTTTGATAACCAATCATATTTCAGTAGAGGATATTAGAACACTTTCTCATCCAATTCTTTATGCTAAGGAAAAATTGGAGAAAGAAAAAGATATTATTGAAAAAAAGACAATAGGCGAAATCCAAAAGAAATTTAAGTAAACAAAAAGGAGAACGTAATGGAGAACGTAATGGAAATTAAAAACGCCCTTGACTTGGATGATTTCAGGCAGCACACATGCGAGGAATGTAGATGGCGCGAAAGAATTCTTATATGGGATAAGTACAATAATAAATACAGCAATAAGCCTGCTTGCAGGTTGAAGGGCCATCTATTAGCGGGAGAGCAACCAAGTCGTGCTTGCCCGGATTTTGTATGGACTGAAAAGGACATGGATTATTAAGCATGAAAGGAAAATGACAAGTAAACACACAGGGGAATAAGTAAAAGAAAAGCTTCTTACACAAAGTGTAAGGTGAGATTGTAAAGTAAGCCAACGGCCATGGAATATGGCAGGAAGTCAACTAAATTATGGGTTTTAAAATGAAACAAAAGGAGAATGGAAAATGAGTGAGAAGAAAGAAGAATATTTCGAGATGCCGTTACGTGTTTTGGTGGTTGACCAAGATTCAGACCTTGAGAATGTGGCCCGCGTCTTGTCGAATAACATCTATATGCTGTCTGTCAAGTATTTCGAGAAGGCGGAAACCGCTGGCTTGATAAGCGGCAACGGTCACCACATGGCACAGGAATTAGGGACACATGCGAAGAAAATGTTACTGGATAGAGTAAAACAAATGAAGGATATTAAAAAATAACATGAATGAGGAAGAAAAACAGGCACAAAGAGAATTGGATTTGGGAATTCGACATCCATTTGATGAAGGGAAAATATATTATAAAGACTGGGCATATGAAGCAGCTTGTGGAATAATGTGTAATTTACAAGATCGAAGAGGCATTAAAAATGGATTCCAACAGTTGGATTTAGATATTCGATGTGAAATTATAGAATCTATGGTTGCTATTATCAGAAAAGCAAAAAGGGGAAGAACAAAAAGTGAAAAGGATAATACGTTTTTTCCACGTTGGATAGAAAATGGAAAAGGATTGGAAGGAACTCAAGAAAGGAAATTGCCCGAAGATTTTCTTAAAAATGTAAGAATTGATGCAAGAGCTATTAAAGAAGTAGAACCAGGTAAATTTAAAATAGGAAAATTTCTGATAGGTACGGGGAAAAGATTGAAACACATAAGAAATTTAGGTAAACACACAGGGGAATAAGTAAAAGAAAAGCTTCTTACACAAAGTGTAAGGTGAGATTGTAAAGTAAGAGGATTTTTGTTGTATATAGAAATTTCTTTACAATTTTTGTTGTATAGGATAAAATTGAATAGAAAAATTAATAATAGAAGGAGGAAAAGGAAAAATGAGGTGGAAAGTTTACGATCCAAATTTAAGGGATAGGTTGGGAGAAAAAAGAGTAGTAAGAAAATTTCTTTGGCTTCCAAGATTTTATAAAGGTAAATTTGCTTGGTTGGAGTATGCAAATATAATAGAGAGAGTTTGTTCTTTTTATGATGTCAGGCCGGGTGTAGGAGATATTCTTAGATGGGAAGAGATGGGATTTTCAAAAGAAAAAGACCTAACAGAAATAAAAGTACAAGAATGGGATAGTAAATTAAAGGAAACAAACCAATAAAGGAATGAAATCATGGCTACAGAAGAAAGTACAGAGATAGAATTGAAACTTACTCAGGAGGATAAGATAGCAGCTTTAACCAAAGAAGTTGAAGAGTTGAAAAAGGGAATGGGGATGTTGGCAAAAAATATGGCCATTCAGGACAATACACAAGAAAAGGTAAATGGGGTTCTGGAAAGTATATTGCAATGGATAAGGGAGCATGAGGAACAGAAAAAACTCCTTGTAGAAAGAAATGAACTAAAAGTTCTTGTGCAATGAAAAATAAAGAGAGATTTACTTGCAAAGAGTGTCGGTATTTTGGATGGATGGAAGTTGAATTTTGTGATTGGTGGTTGGAAAAGAGAGAAGGGAAAGAAGATGAAGAGTTTAAAGATCCAAGAGTACAAACGTAAACCGCAAATTGTACATGCCATGAAACTTGAAAAGAAGACGTGGCAAACCATGTGTAAATTTATCAATCTGAATTCGATGAACCCAAATGGCCCAAAAGGGGTTTATGTTAAGGATGGAAAACAAATTGTAAAATGGGAGCCGGGAGCAGAGTTGATTCTTTTGCTTCCTGATGGTAAGAGTTATCGGAAGGTTCGTGAAGGAGAATGGGTTGTGCGTGATTGGGGAAACATATCTAAATATACACAAGAAGATTTTGATGCGATGTTTGAAATAGTATTGGAATGAATATCAAGTGTTAAAAATAGGAGATTAGAAAGATGGATGAAAGGATTCAGTTGCTTTGGAAGAATTGGGATAAAATCCGTAAATTGGCTTTGACAGGCATGTTGACAGATGGTAAGCCCCAGCTTTGTTATCTAGATGAAGATAATAATCCTTGCAAGACTCGCCCCCGATCCGAGAAGCTTGGCTTATTGATTCCTACGGACGACGGGATTGAAACGGCTGTTGAGGGCGATTGGATTACTAAGAACGATCTTGGTGAGATTATCATTTGTAAATGAAAATAAGAAAATTAGAATGAAACACTTCACAATTGAAAGTGTGATAGTATGTAAGCAGAGAAACTTTGGAAAGGAAAAAGCAAATGAAGCAATTCACGATAGAGCACAAAGAAATGTGTATTGAGTTTCTAATCTATGCTAAGAAAAGGGACATGATTAAAGGGGCATTGGCAAAATACAAACACGTAATAGAAAAACCGTGCTGTGAGGTTTTTCCATTTAAGGCAAAGCCCCGGATTGCATTTTCTTCTAAAATTTATTTGGAAGAGAAAACACTTCATGCAGGAATGATATCTAAATTGATTTGGGAAGCTATTCACTACGCTACTTACAAAGTTGGAATCAGAATGTCCGATGTAATAAGTGAAGAGATCGGTGATTACTTGGACGAATTCAATTGTCAATTTTGGGTAGAGTATTATAAGGATGAAAAAGATGAAGATGACTGAGAGTATGGCAAGGTTTATAGGATTACAAACTGGAAGTTGTCCTTTGGATCTTTTAGAGTATTTAGAAATTGATTGTGGGGAATTGTGTGGAACAGAAGGACGATCTACTGAGGACGATTGTTATCAGTGTTGGTTAGATTTTTTTATAGCAAAGGAGAAGCAAGAAAATGAAGATGAATGAGAGTGCGGCAAGATTTATGGAAAAGCAAGAAAATGGAACTTAAAGAACTTATGAAAAACATAAATCCCCTTTTCTTTATGGCATTATCTGAAATGGATGTTGCATGGATTAAAGTGGCCAAAGTAGCGCAGGCACAAAAAGCAAAAGAGAAACTTATTAAGGAGGTTATGGAAAATGGCTGGTAAGGATACATTGACATGATTCGATATCTGCAATGGATGCTGCTATGGATTAAAGTAGCTAGAGCAATACGCGTTCAACGAGAAGCAGCCCAACAAAAAGCACTTGAAATAATACGCGCACAGTTAGAGGAGCCTCTGACATGATTCGATTCTGGACTGTACTTCAAAATCCTATGTTTCGTGCAGTTTTAATCGAAGACGGTAAAGAAGTAACAGGAATACCAGACCACGCTCCACACACTCCGGCTCGTTGGGTAGCCCAAATCGGCGAATACAATGGTAAACTCATAATGGCTTTAGTGAGTTCCTTCCAAATTTGGGAAAAAGATGCAAGCTGTTGTTTATGGCATTCATATCATCGGTTATGTTTCAGTGTCCACAGCATCGTTCAATATGGTGAGGATCTTCTTGTATGTGCAAGTGGACACGATTTATTTTTCCTAATGGATGCTCAAGGAAATGTAAAATGGGAATGGTGGGGACATAAAAATGGGATAGGTGGATACCCGAAACATCTTGATGATCCTAATTGGGAAGTTCATCACAATGCTGGATATGATAAAGCAATCGTGGACGGTGCTCATTTCAATTCGATATGGCTTGATCCTGAACAACCAGGTACCTTTCTTACCAGTGCATTGAAAAAACGTAAGATTATACGCATTGAAATTGGCAAGCAGGGTTATGAACACGTAGCCGATGCTCATGAAGGCGTCCACAGTCCAGTATTTTATGATGGGCAACTTATTTACGGTACCAACAAAGGATTGGTTGTAGACGGCGTACGCAAGCTACCAGAGCATTTGTGGGTGAAGTATGTAGCACGAACTCCGCAAGGATGGGTTTTCACTTCTGAAACTGCTGTAGTGTTTACAGACTTCGATTGGAAGGTAACACACGAATTCCCACTTCCACGCCCGTTTCAAGTAGCTTATTTGGAAATGACATAATAGGAGTTATAGAAAATGGCTGATAAGGTAAAGAAGAAGAAAAAGAAAAGGCGAAGCGCATCTGCTACGGCATGGAGATCGCGCCTGAGTATGTGGCGGTCATACTGCAACGCATGACAGATATGGGGCTTGAACCGAAACTTACACAGAAAATACATGGAATCAAATCAAATGTTAAAAGAAAAAGAAAAACTAAAAAAGCGTAGGGTTAAGTTTGCTCCTTATCACGTAGCCTTAATTCGTAAGATGATAGGGAAAGGATATACAGACGGCTCTGTAGCACGCCATATTGGAATCTCAGCATCTTTATTTTGGCGATGGAAGAAAGAACGTCCAGCAGTCACAAAGGCGTATGAAGAGGGAAAGAAAGCTGCAAACGAACTTGTAGAAAATGCCCTATTCAGACGGGCTGTAGGATATAAGGTTAAGGAGAAAAAGGTAGAAACAAATAGCGCCGGCCATACAAAAGTTACCATGCAAGAAAAGCAAATGTCTCCAAGTGTAGGAGCCGGAATTTTTTGGTTGTGCAATCGTTTGCCGGATAGGTGGAAGCAGATGAAGGAAATAGCAGTAGGTGGAACAGGCGTTCCAATTCCAGTCAATTTAGATAAAGAGATTGACCTCTCTGGTTTTACAGATGAAGAATTGAAAGCCTACCAAAATTTGTTAGATAAAGTTGTAAAGAAAGAAATACCCTCTGGATTTGATAAAAAGGATTTGGATGGAAAGTAGTGTATTAGAAAGAGTTACACCCGAACAAATGCACACTCGAATACGGTGTGAACAATCCCGCCGTGATATTTTGGAGTTTGCTCAATATGTAAATCCAAGTTATCAGGTGGGATTCCCTCATTTAGAGATAGCAGAAAAACTACGTAGAATAGAATCAGGGGATTTACGTAGACTCATGGTAATGATGCCGCCAAGGCACGGTAAATCCCTTTTAATCTCTCAAATCTTTCCATGTTGGATGTTAGGCCGTCATCCTTTATTGGAAATCGTGCAATCAGGATATGCAGCCCCAATTACTTTAGAACACAGTAGAAAAGCAAGGGATATTTTCATTCATAAAGAGTGCCGGAATGTTTTTCCTGGTGCTACACATGTTCCGGGTAGAGAGGCACAAAAGCAAATAAGACCAGAACGTCAAGCTGCTCATGAATGGGGAACTGTTCAAGGTGGAAGATATTTAGCGGTTGGAGTCGATGGGGGTTTAACAGGACGCGGAGCAGATATTGCAATTATCGATGATCCTGTTAAGAATCGAAAGGATGCAGAGTCAAGCACGGTGCGTCAAGGTGTTTATGATTGGTATAAATCCACTTTATACACCAGGCTTTCTCCAAAGGGAGTAATTATTCTTGTAATGACTCGCTGGCATCCTGAAGATCTTGCCGGGGTTTTATTGGAAGAGGCTAAACAGGAAGGGGAGAAATGGGAAGTCATAAAATTCCCAGCTATCAATGAAAATGGAGAACCACTATGGCCGGAGCGTTGGGGTTTAGAAGCATTAGAACGTATTCGTAGGGCTTTAGGTACTTTTGAATGGGATGCTTTGTATCAGCAAGAACCAGCGGTAAGGGGAGGGAACTTATTTTCCAATGTGGATCAAATTTGGGTACATGAATCGGAAAAAGATTTTCCAAATATTGAATATGCAAGGGGATGGGATTTAGCTTCATCTGAAAAGGAAAGAACTTCTTCTGACCCAGATTATACAGTAGGAGTAAAAGCAGGGGTTGCTCATAAGGCTGAAAAAATTCCTGAGTTATGGGTTAAGGATTGTGTATACGGAAGGTGGGAAGCCCCAAAACGGAATCAAGTTATTCTTACCACAGCTATTCAGGATGGAAAAGATGTAAGGGTAGGAGTGGAAGTTGTAGCTGGTTACAAGGATGCTTATACAACCGTGAAAAAGGCTTTAAAAGGAGTAAGGGCTGTAAAGAAAATCACAGTTGCAAAAGATAAAGTGGTAAACAGTGCATGTTTAGAGCCGATGTTTGAAGCGCGAACTGTTCATATTTTAAAGGCTCCTTGGAATGATTTTTGGTTAAGGCACTTTATGGAATTTCCAAAAGGGGCACATGATGATGCAGTGGATGGAACTTTGGTTGCATACAATACCTTGCAATTCACTCAGACAAATGTAGATCAATATTCGCAAATAAGACAGATGCTTGGAGTTTAAGAAAAGGAGAATAGTCATGACAGAAAATGTAGTTTTAGAAACAGGCTTAGAATTTGATGTAGGGCAATTAGATGATTTATGGGAAATGGAGAGTAAAACACGAAAGTATATTGTAAAAAGGTATAACTATTTTTCTGGAAATCACACTACGATTACAACCCGTGATGAAAAGTTTAGTGATGGGACTAAAAAATCTAATGTAGTCACAAACTGGATTGAAGAAATTATAGAAACATTCGTAGGCTCCTTTTCTGAATCTCAAATTACAAAGGCAGATGAAGTTCCGTCCAGTGTTAAAGAGTTAGGATTGGATGAAATTCAAACTATAGAACGCGATAGGGATAATAACTTAGGGGTAGAATCTTATCGTGAAGTTGCAAAGTATCAGCATTTGAATACTTTGGATACAGAACTTCGTAGGGATGCACTGCTTTATGGATACGCTGTTGAACTTCATTCTTATAATGCAGAAGAAAAGAAAATAAACGCCGTTCGTTACGAGCCGGATGAATGGGTTTTTGTAAAGGACACAGAAAACAAAGTTTTAATAGCCATGCGGAGAGTGGTATTAGAAAAAGGAACTATATTTCAAAATGAAATGCTGGAAGACGAAACTGAAATCATGACAGTTTACACTTCCAATATGATTTACACGTATTATCGAAAAGTTGACAATCGGAATGCTACAGAGATTCAAGAGAAGAAAAACGAAGAGGATTATCATTGGAAAGATTTAGACAATCCACAGGAACATTACTATGGACAGATTCCAGTTATCCAATGGCAAGTAAAACCTGGATTCACCTCTATTATCTCGGATGCTTTGATGTCACAAAATGATGAATATAACGAAGTGGATTCAGCCAATGGCGATTCGGTAAAGCGGGATGTGGATTCCCTCTTGAAAATCATAGGTTTCGATGCAGAGGATGTGAAAAGCCACGAAGACACAATTCGACAAAAAAGGATCTTAGCATTACCGGAAGATGCAAACGCGGAATACCTCACCAGGACTTTTGATACAGAGTGGATAAATGCAAGGCTGGAAAGAACCAGAAACCACATTCATTCAATGGCAAGAATCCCAGATGTCCAGAAAATTATCGGAGTAACAGGAAGCGCCTCCGGTATCGCTCTGAAGCTTATGTATACGCCGATGGAAAATGCAGCGTCGGAATATATCAAGTGGATAAAACACGGCATAGAGAAGCGTGTAGAGCTTTTAAACGCCATGTGGTCAAAGTTTGGGGGAACTACTCTTGAGGATTATACAATCACGATTCAATTTCTAATGCCTGTAAATAAAATAGAGGAATGGCAATCGATAGGAAGCCTTGTAGGTGAGGTTTCTCATTTAACCCGTTTGGAATTACTTTCAGACATTTCAGATCCTACAAAAGAAATGGATGCTGTGATTAAGGAACGCGATGAAATGGGGTTAAGAGCAGGGATGGAAGAACCGGCCACTGAAGAGGGTATTCAACAACGTTCCGATGCTGAATTTGTTTTGGCGGCAAAAGAAGGATCCAATTTAGAGCCTCAAATAGGTGAATTGATTCAAACTCTATCAGATGCTGTAACAGATTACATAATGCAATCAGGGGCCATTGATAGAATCTTGAAAACAAGGAAAAAAGAAACTGAGAAAGGAACCAAGTAAAAATGAAAAGATGTTTTGTTACCTTTGAGAAATTTCAAGTGGAGTTTCGTGTTTACAAAACAGTAAAGGGAATGAGACGGTGCAAAGATTTTTTAGGAAATGTAGACAGAAAAAAATTGATTGGATGTTGTAATTCTTTTGAAACAAAAGCTATTATTTATTTAAATGAAGAAAAAAGAGGAGTGGGAATAGTAGCACATGAGATTTTTCATGCTGTTCATAGACTTATGATGTATAGAAAACGGAATGTTGATTTTGAAGAGTGTGCTGAATTTATGGAAGCTCTTACGAGGCATTTTTGGGCTTGGTGGTGGGATTGTAAAGATAAGGGATATTGGAAAGAAGATTTAGGAGTTTAAATTATGGCTACCGAAAAAGAAATCCAAGATGTAGTAGATGCCGCTGCAATTCCTCCTATTTCTGAGGCTGAAATAAAGGGAATGCTCCTTGCAACTGGCTTAGCTGAATTGACGGAAGATACAGAACTTTTAAAGTATCTAAAAGATACCGTGAATGGGACAATGGAGGAAATGTCTCCTGCTTTTTATAGTGCTGTGAAAGACCAACTCTCTTTAGACGCTTCAGACCTTACCTTGAACGCTGCAAGAAATATAGCAGAATCCAGGGCTGAATTATTTGCTTCCAATATGACTAAAACAGAATTGAAGAAAATGGGAGAGGCAATAGCAAAAGGTTTAGAAGAAGGAAAACACCCGTTTGACGTTGCCAAGTCTTTAGATTCAGTACGAGGTTTGGATTCAGTAAGAGCAAAACAACTTGATAAATACCAAGAATATCTTGCAGGTCTTGATATTTCGGATGCTGAATATCAAAGGCGTTATGAAAACCGATATGCAAAGCTTTTAAATGATAGGAAGAAAAGCATTGCTCATACTGAAATGAGATATGCCCAAAGTGAAGGTCACCATTTAGAAGCAGTTAATATGGGAATGAGGTATAAGGTTTGGATGACAGTGGGAGATCAAAGGGTCAGCGATGTTTGCCAATCCGCTGAAGGGGATGGATGGATTCCTATGAACAAATTCTTTTCAGGTGTTTCTTCTTTACACCCTCCCGGTCATCCAAATTGCAGATGCACTTTATCCTATAGGTTTTTAGAACCAACTGGAGTAGCTAAAGAAAGAGCGGATGCAAGAATTGAACAAACCAAAATAGCGAAGGATGAATAATGAAATGTCCTGATTGTGGCGGTGATTCTAGAGTTCGATCTACAATGAAGCCAACAGAAAAGGTTCCTTTTAAACGCCGGTATCGAATCTGTAAGAAGTGTGGTTTCAATTTTGTAACCTATGAAGGAATGATAAAAATGGATGCTGATTGTTCCAAGGATATTGAGAAAGCTGTGGAAATGTTGGATACAGCTTCAGATATTCTGGATAAGTATTTTTAAATGTAGGTTATTTTTTACATATTTCTATAGATACACGCATTTTTCAAAAAGTGCGTGTATTCTTTTTGTGAAGAAATAAATTTTAAACCTAAGGAGAGGAAGTTATGTTAGAAGAGAAAACGGGACTGGAAGGGGGAACTGGTATTCAGGATCCTTTGCCAGTAACGGAAAATGACCCTGCGAATAAGCCTTCGCTGGAAGAAATTATGGCTGGACTTGTCGAAGAGTATGGAGAAGATGCCGTGTCTTCGGCTCCTGTGGTTCAGCAAGTAGCAGATCGTAGAGTTTCTCAGGCTATGACCAAAGCAGAACGCAAGATGCGGGAAGCTGAGGCAGCTGCGACAAAAAAAGCCCTTCGTACAGCTAAAGAAACTAAACTTTTGGAAGATAAGCAATATGAAGAATTGCTTGCCTTGAAAGAAAAGGAAGCTTCTGAAGCCACTGCTGAATTGGAAAAGTATAAGCGAGATGAAAATGTAACGAAGCTTTTAAAAAAGAGAGGCATTGTAGATCCTGATTTAGATGCAATCTTTCATAGTATCCAAACGGAAGATCTAACTGAATTGGACACTTTGCTTGATTCTTTTTTAGAAGGTCGAGATCGAATGGTACAAGAAGGAATAGAGAAGAGGTTGACAACTAAACAGCCTCCAAAAAGTCCAAAAGACAAGAAACCAGAAGCGGATTCCGACGATCTATTTGCTCAGATTGCAAAGGCGGAAAGTGAAATGGACTATCCGTTGTCTATTCAATTGAAAGCCCAATTGAAAACAAAGTCATCTGAACATGGAACTGTTTATACCGTAGCGGAACCAGCTGGTTAAATTTAACAGGAGAAAAAGAAAATGGCGTTTCAATCAGAACCGATTACCACCACCGATGTTCTAAACTATGTTGGTGAGGCTTTTTTTTATGGTCAGAAGTTTGGCAAAGCACCGTTGTTAGGACTTCGTGGCCTTTTAACTGGTTTTAAAGTAGCTACAGGGACTCAGTTTGTTATGGGTAATTTGATTACCGGTGATGATCCAAGTCAAGCAACGCAAACTGAGGATGCTTCGATTGCTACAATGACAGACACAAATGTAGGCTCTGCTGACCAAAAAACAAATTACCTCCAGCAGTATCGTAAAACGTATACGATTTCGTATGCAGCCCAAGCGTTGGCTGGAGCAATTTCAGGAGTAGCTTTGCTTGGTGGTGCACAAACTATTATGCGAGCAATGCCTTTACAGCGAGAAGCTCAGCTGAAGCAGTTTATCAGTGACTTTGAATATTCTGCTTTGTATGGAACGGCGCAAGCATGGACGAATGCAGCCACAGCGGGAGCGATGGGAGGTATTCTAACAGCTATCGAAGCTGGTAGTGAAACAGCGGCTTCCGGTGCCACTTTGAGCAAAACTCTAATCGAAACTGAGATTGCTCGAATGGCGGTGGCTGGAGCGGAATTTGCAGATACTATCATTATGGGAAATGTTCATCAGATTCAAGTGCTCAACTCCATTTATGGAAATGCTATCCAGTCCAGCTCAAGAGGTGGTTTGGATATTCAGACTGTGCAACTTCCTATTCTTGGTGAAAGCATGGTTGTTTACAATCCTCAAATGGACACAGACCATTTTGCTGTTATTGACATGGCTCATTTCTCTCCGGTGTTTGGTATTGTACCAGGCAAACCCCCAGTGTTTACTGAGCCGTTAGCGAAGATTGCAGCGGGAGATCAAGAGCAACTGTTTTCAATGATTTCCGTGGATTATACAGATATTCTGTATCACGGAATGATTACTGGCTTGGCTACTTCGTAACAATTGAAAAAAGACCCTCTGGAGAGGAAGGAATGGACAAATGGAAAATGAAACTCAGTACAAATGTATCAAACCGATAGGACAAGAGTCCCTAAGAGATCTGCAATGGATTGCTGAGGCTGTTCAGGAATTTGCAAAAATTATGAACGAAGCCTTAAAGAAATTTGTTGTGGCTGGAATCTCAGAAGAGGACATTGATTTTATTTTAGATGCCCTCAGAGAAAAAGAGCTATGGGGGCCTAAGAATGATGCTACGTTGAATCGTATGGCAGCAGGTATTGGACGTGGAGCGGCTTTAGGCGTGCTTATCCAAGGCAATGCCAAGACTTCAGCCATTATTCAAGAAACCTTAGCTGAAAAAACTAAAATGAAGTTTGATAGTAAACAAGAAGATCGAAAAAATAAGAAGGCTCTAAGAGCTGAACGAATTCATCGAAACGAAAACAGAGTTAGCGAAAAGAAAAAGCATAAAGAATAACTTGTGGAACAAATGAATCTTTCATAGATCTACACAAAGGAGAATTAGACATGGCACACGCACCAGTTAATCACGGACAAATTTTTAATCCCCAATTGGCAGCAATCATGAGGGCGGAAAGTCTTCATACTGTAGACTTCGATGTTCCCACAGCAGATGATGATTATTTTTTGGCAGCGTCTCAGGTTACTACAGGCACGGATCAAACGACAGAGGTTTCTTCTTTTACGAAAGATTCACCTGCCAATTATCCAGTTTGTCCAACTGTCACTGTTGTTGAAGACAGCGGAAGTGATATCACAGCGGTTGAAGTTTCGTTAAGTGGAATTGACCAGTTTGGTGATTTCATAACAGAAACAGGATCGGCAACTTATACAAGTGGAACAGGTTGGGTTTATGCTTGCAATAATGCCTTCCTGAAACTGGAACTGCTTTCTGTAGTTACCACTGGTGACACTGCAACAAACGACATAGTCCAAATCGGTTTTGCAAAGAAGTATGGACTTGGGCGAAGAATTGCAAAGACAGCCGAAGTTTATGCACATGAGTTTGATGGAAGCAATGATGCTGGAACCATAAATGCTGCTTATAGCACTTATGACATAGCAGGAACACCAAACAGCGATAAAACATTCGGGCTTTTAATGCTTCCGACATTTTATACAGGTAGAGCTTAAATTTATAGGAGGGATTAAAAATGTCTGTAGATTTAAATACTCAGGATAATTTTCCTGAGAATATACCTGGTGCTTTGGAAACAAGCGATCCTCTCCAGAGGGCGAGGGGCCGTTACCTTCGATGTTTCATTGTTGGTGGCGGTTCCTCACTTTCTGGATTTGATTTTTCATCCTTGGATGATGAGTTTGTCATTTCTGTAAACGGGGCTTTTGAATTTTGTAAGGCCAATGCTGCAATTGGAATTGATAAGCGGTATTGGTCACGTTTATATCAAGGGGGATATGGGGATAAAGCCCTTCGGAAAGCACAAAATTCTAAGCTTAAAAAATATTGGGTTGAAACTCCGGCTGGACAAGATATAAAGGAAATTCCAAATGAAGTAATCAGAATCTCATCTGCAAGTAAGCAGAAAATGGTATTTACACAAAACTTAAATGATGGTTTGATTTCAGGAGGAAATTCAGGCTTCGCTGCTTTGAATCTTGCAGTAGCATTTGGATTCAGACTGATTTATTTGCTTGGTTTTGATATGAAAGGGGATGGAAAAGGGAATCAAGCGTGGTTTCATAAAGGTCACCCAAACGTTCAGAAAGAAGATGTATACCTAAATTTCATAAAGCCATTTGAAGCAGTTGCACCTGAATTGAAAAAGCGTGGAATTCATGTAATCAATGTGAATGAAGAAAGCAAATTGACTTGCTTTCCATTTGAAGAATTTCCTTCCCGAAGCCGGGTTTCAGTTCCGGGTTTTCGTGGATTTGGGGATCACTTTTACATGAGAACATTGGTAGAATCTTTGGCTCGTAAGCATTTGAAAGTTTCTGTTCAATGTACCATGCCGGAAGCCTTTTGGGATTATCCTAATGTAGAATTCACAAATCCCCCTACAGAATTAAGAACTCAAAAGAAGCACATATTAAGTCTTGACAATAATTTATGGGGTAGGTTTGATGGCCTTCCAAAGGTAGCAGAAACCCCCGTTTCTTATGATTGGAAAAACCAACTTGCTCAAAAATCAAATGAAAAATCAGTTGCTTATTCCTTTGCAAAATTAAATGGGGTTAATGATTTTGATTTTGGTTTTCCAGTCCCAAAAGTTTGGGGGGATAGAGGCAAAGAAATCTTAAAGAAGGTAGACAATCCCCAAGGAAAACCTGTTTGTATTGTACATCAATCAACAATTAGAAAAGAGTGGGATTGTCCTTCACGTAGTCCAAAGCCTGAATACTTTCAACACATTGTTTCCAAGTATAAAAAGCAGATTTGTTTTGTTTCTGTTTTGGATGTGGATGGAGTAAATGAAATTTATGATGGGGAACAATTAGAAGGGATTTCTACTCGATTTGAACATGGGGAATTAAGTATTCCAGAGATTATAGGTTTGTGTGCGGAGAGTGGTTTGATCTTATCATATCCTTCCTTTTTCATGTTGCTTGGCGTAGCTCTTCGCACACCTACTTTTGTACTTTGGGGAGGTCATATTTCCCCTGAGATTCATTTAGATCCAATTATGGGATTAGAAAAAACTGATTTTGTTTCGCCTATCCCGGCTTGTAATTGTGGTCAAGCTGCTCATGATTGTCTTAAAGAAATCCCAATAAATAAAATTGATGAAGGGTTTCAAAATTTCCTATTAAAAAATAAGTTGGTGGATGTTCAAGAAGCAAAAGAAGTCTTAAAAAAGGTTTCAAAAGAAATAGAAAAGAAAGAGGAAAAAAAATCCTACTTTAAAGAAATTCAGGAAACAACAAGAGTCGCTATTCCAGCAGGGATAGGGGATATGCACTGGATTCTTTTAAAATTGGAGGATTTTAAAAGGAAGAGAGGAATTAAACACCTTACTATTTCTGCTCATGAAGATTCCGGGCATAAAAATAGTCATGAATTTTTAAAGATGCTTCATTATGTTGATGCTGTGGAAGATCCAGGGCCGGATTTACCTTGGCCCTGGATAGGAGGAAAAAACAATCCTGATTTTCCATTAAGAGAAGATGTAAATGGATTAGATTTTTTGATGCAATTTAATTCTTCTTTAGAAAAAGGAGTTTCTATACAGGATATTCTTCCAGAATATGAAATAGATTGGGAATATCAAATTCCAATTTTTCCAGAATCTATTAAATCAGCAAAAAATTTATGTCTTGATTGTGGAAAAAAGGTAATTCTTTTTTATGCTAGTTCTGTAGGTGGAAATAACAATTGGGCAAAGGGATTTTGGAGACCAGAAGATTGGAATGAATTAGCCAAATTTTTAATTTCAAGATATAGAACTCTTCCTATTTTATTAGGTTCTAATTGGGACTTAAATTATTGTGAGCTTCTTAATCTTTCTTTAATGAGGTCTTTAGTTGGGAAAACTAATGTTTCAGAACTATTTGCATTAACTCAAATGGCGGATGCTGTAGTTTCTTTTCCTTCAGGTGTTTCAATTATGTCTACTCATTTTAAAACACCTTCAATTATGTTTTGGCCACAAAATCAATGGAGTGAGAAATTTTCAACTGCATGGGTAGATCCAAAAATGCTTTCCGAAAAGAAATATATACCCATTCACTATGCTGAAAATGATTTTTGTAATGTTGATTTTGTAGCTAATCAATTAGTTAAATTCTTAGAAATAGAAGATGATAATTGATTACGCTAGAAGAAAAAAGAGAAATGCTGCATTGGAATCCTACGTATGGTTTGGGTTACATAAACCTTCATTTTTCTGAACAAAAAGTGGATTATTTTGATGAATATATTGAGATGGAGAGGGAATCTGCAATTACTAAAGCCTTGAATAAATTCAGGGTGGTTTTGGTAAGAACACTTACACAGGAACAGGTATTAGATATTGGTATTGGATGTGGAACCTTTATCAGTTCATGCGGAAATGCTAAGGGATTTGATGTAGATAAAAAATCAATCGAATGGCTGGAAGTACGATCCTTATGGTTGGATCCATTCTTAGGTAATTTGAATGAGACAGAAGCTCTAACTTTCTGGGACTCGTTTGAGCACATTACAGATCCTTGGGAAATCATACGCAAATTTCATGGCAAATATGTATTCATTTCCATTCCGATTTTTGAGGACAAAGAGGATGCAGTTTCTTCCATTCATTTCAAGCCATTAGAGCATAGGTGGTACTTCACGGAATGGGGATTGATAAAGCAATTTAAACTTCGTGGATTTAAGTTACTAAAGAAAAGTAATTATGAATCTGAGATAGGAAGACAAGGAATTGAAATCTTTGTCTTTAAACAGGAACTAAACAAATGAGCGATGCTTCAATTCTAGCAGTAGTTCAAAAAAATCCTGAAATAGGTACTTCAGATGAAGCTTATATCCAAGCGCTGATTACTCAGGCAAAAATTTATATCAAAGAATATTGTAAACTGGTTCGATATCCTGAATTGGAAAAGGGATATGCTAAAAGTGGAGCTACTCCGGACACAGATTTAACCAGTCTTTCTACAAATTGGTTATATGTGAGCATTGATGGAACTGGTTTTATCCAAGTTGATCTGACTTTAGCAAATTGTACAGATGGAGCAGCTACAGCGGCTGAATTACAAACTCAGATTAGAGTGAAAACAGATCACCTTGAATTTCTTGATGTTGTAGTTGAATACGATTCTACAAGCGGGGCTGAATTTTACAAAATTACAAGCGATATTTATGGAACGGGTAGCAGTGTTTTAATTTCATTTTCCTCTTCCTATAAACACGTGGCCAAGGCGTTGAAATTAAGCACTCTTTATGGAGGGACAGAATTTCCAGGAGAGAATGAAGACACGTATTTGGATAGTGCTACGGTTCGTTTGGTTGAGATTCTTTACAACCGAGCTGGAATCGAAGGAATGGATAGTGTTTCGTTTATTGGTGGAATGAGTCTTCTGACAAAAGATATGGATCCTATGCTTTTGTCGATGTTACAGACTAGACGGAAACTTATTTGAAATGATTAGGGCTAGACATACATTTGAGCAACAGTTTATAGATACTGCTCAAATTGGAACTGAAACAGGAAGAGGTTTTGGTTCTAATCCCACTGCAAATTCTTGGGCTTATGATTCTGTAAATACGGTTGCTTGTAAAGTGGATGATTCAAAATCTAGAGAGGCAAAAGATGGAACTGAGGTTTCTCTTACAGATGCTTTAATTTATTTTCCCTCTGATTCTACGGTAACAGGAAAAAACAGGATCAAGATCACACATCGTTACAGAGAAGCCCTAGGAACCGCCCAAATTTACGCTGTAATGGGAGATCCTAAAGATGCAAGGTGTGGATTAGTCCTACCTTGCAAGCTCGTTACAGGGGAATCTGTCCTATGATGAAAATGAAAGTAAAAACACCGGAACAAATAGTGGATGAGGTTTTGTCTCATGTAGATAAAGCGATGTTTGATGCTTTTCCTGGAACTATGGTGGAAGTAGCAAAAGAAAAAAGTCCATTTTTGACAGGGAATAATATGAATTCCATTTGGTTTAAGAAAATGAAGAACTTAGCCAAAGGAATTATTGGATATATGATAGGAACGGAAAGCGGATATGGAGCTTGGTTGGAGTTAGGCAGTTCAAATAGGGCTCCACGTCCATACTTCGCTCCAGGGTATCAAGTTGGGCATAACGATTTTATGGCTTTGTTAAAAAGTTGGAAGAGATAGATGAAAGATTCTGTCAGAATTTTAGCTGAGTGGGCCGAAGTAACAGGAACCACCCTAAATACTTTGATTGGTTCCAATGTTATGCGAGACCGACTTATTTCTTCTTTCAAAAATACAGTAAAAGCAATTTTGATTTTTAGGGGTGCTACTGGAACTGAGTATAAACCGGATATTGAAAATGGACGTTTTTATGTCAGTTGTTTTGGTGGTTCGGATGATATGAGAGATGCGGAAGAGGTGTACAGAGCCGTTGTAGAACGGTTCCATGATAAAAGTGGAGACACAACTACAGGAGGAATCGTGGTATGTGAATTAGAGACGGCTTCCCCAATGTGGGATCCTGAAGAAGGTTGGCCAAGTATGGTTTGTATATTTAGAGTTTTGACAAAATAGAAAAGGAGAATTTAGTTATGGTATGGCAAACAGAAATTGAGACAGGGCGAGTAGTTGGAATCGCCTTTGCAGATGAAGAGACAGTGGCTCCGGTTACTTTACCTAATACAGGTAGTTCCCTTGACTGGACAGCAATTGCCAGTGGAGAGAATTGTTTTGGATGGACAATAAATCCTTTCGAGTTGACAGCGGATGACTTGGAATTTGAAGACAATGAAGGAAATCCGATCATTGTCAAACCCCCGAAAGCTCAAAAGAAACGCGCCATTATCCGGGATGAAGTGGATTCACCGGATAAGGTAACTTTCACTTCGTTTGAAATCGGAGCAAAAGTTTTGGCGTGGGCTACGAATGTCACTATTGCTGGGGCAGTTGCTACGAAGTCCCCAACTTTCACACGTAAGGCTCTTATTGTAGAGATCGCTGGCTTAGGACTTCACTGGTTTCCAAGCGTTGAAATCAGGGTTGCAACTTCCAAGGCTGGTCTTAAAACTATAGGAACTCAAGTTGTAATTGCAGATGTTTTCGGAACGGATACGTATCCGACCGGACATACCTGGAATCAGTATGAAGATGTGTAAAAATCCCAATGGAGAGGACAATTTTTAATTATGAATGACGAAACATTTCCAGAAACAGTAGCACAAGGCCCTTTATTTACGGAGTTTAAATTGGGCTCTGTTCATTTTAAATTTACAGAGCCAGAAGGACAACGTGAAGGGAGAAGGGCCTTGTCTGTAATGGCAAGTGCGGCGGAAAAGTATACGAAGTGGATAAAATGGGAGAATGGTGAAGGTGAAATGACCGATCCTCCCATGTCTGAAAGTTTGGGCATGATAGATGATTTCCTTGATGCTCTTTTTGTAGTTTTGAAAGTGAATAAAAAAATGCAAAAGGTAATCGAGGATTCCGCTAAAGGGCCAAACATCACGGCTGTATTCACGGAGGTTACTCAAATGCTTCGCCGCCCTTTATTTGGTTCGAGTCCAACTACGGAAGTGGAGCCGGAAGAGGTCACGGAAACTCCAGTAGAGGAGCCGGAAACTCAGGAGCCGGTGGCGGAAATTCTGGAAGAAACCTTGGAATCAGAACCAGAGCCGATTACTTAGCTTACTGGAAAGGAATGGACAGTGTCATGCAGAGGTGGCATGTTCCATTTCATGTAATCGAGAACGAATGGACTGTGAGCCAATGGGTTTGTTTAATGGCGGCTACGATAGAAAACGAGAATGAAAAGCAGAGAGAATCAAGTGGAAAAAAGACTATGGGACTTGAAGCTTTTACTTCCCGTTATATGAAATAAGTAGGTGAATTATGGGCGGACCTGGAAGCGGTAGAAGAGCCGGTGGGGGAGGTGGAGCAGCAGCATTAGCTGGTGATATTCTTTATATAATCAAGGCAGACGCGACAAAATTATATGCTTCAATAACGACAGCCGAAACCAAATTCAAAGGCTTGTCTACCTTAATGCAGACCCATGCTAAGAAGATTTCCTATGCTATGACTGGTATTGGGGTCGCTATTACTGGAGCTATGGCTTTGTCTACAAAGTCGGCTCTGACTTTTGAAGAAGGCATGAGAAATATTGGGACACTTGGTGTTACTAATATAGGAGAATTGAAAGAAGGAATCCTAGATTATTCTGTTGCTATGGGAAAGGATGCGGTTGGAGCAACACAGGATTTATATCAGATTCTTTCCAAAGGAGCCTCACAAGAAACAGCTTTAGATTATTTAGAAGCATCTGCAATGGCTGCCGCCGCTGGTGTAGGTGAAACAAGCGACGCTTTGCAATTAGGCATGTCTGTGATGAACGCCTACGGTTTGAAAACCGGGGATGCTACAAAAGATATAGCAACTTTCAAGACTATAATGGGGGAAGCGGTTCAGGGAGTAAAGTACGGATCAACTACGATAGGCGAGTTGGGATCTGTAATCGGTAGAGTTGCCCCAATTGCTTCACAAGCGGGAATAAGTACGAAGGAATTATTTGCTTCTTTGGCTTCTGTTACCTCGCAGGGTTTAAGCACAGCCGAAGCCGTAACAGGCATTAAATCAGCTTTAACGGCTGTAATCAAGCCTACAAAAGATGCAAGTGATCTTGCTGAACTTTTAGGCATTGATTTTGATGTAGCTGCTTTAAAAACTAAGGGTTGGGGTGGTTTTTTAGGAGACATTAGAGAAACTATAGAAAAAAATGCCCCTGTTCTTGCACAAAATCGTGAAGCTTTAGGAAAGCAAATTGAAGCTTTAGAAAAAACTGCTGGAGGATCTAAAGAACTAAAAGAAGAGTTGAAAGGTTTAACTGAAAAACACGGAGCATTAAAAGGAGCTAGTGAAGAAACAGTTGAAACTATGGCTGCTTTGTTTGGAAATGTAAGGGGTTTAGGAACGGCTCTGGCTCTAACATCTAAAGGAGGAATGGCAAAGTATATAGAAGCTCTTGATAACATGAAGGATGGGCAAAAAACTTTGCAAGAAACTTTTGATGAATGGGCAAAGGACAATCCTGAATTAGCCTATCGACAAATGAAAGAGGCTTTAAATGCTTTAAAAATTGAAATAGGAATAGCACTGCTCCCTGTTTTAAAAGATTTTAGTGATGCGATGGTTCCTATTTTACAAAGCATGGCTGATTTTGTAAAAACGGATCTTGGAGCGATTGTTGTAAAAATTGGTTTGGCTTTTGGCGGTGCTATGTTGTTAGCCGCTCCATTTTTTAAATTGTTTACTATTTTTTCAGCTATAAAAGCATCAATGGCATTGGGAACAATTGCAGGAGCGGTTACTTCTACAGGAACAGCGGCAACAGGCGCTATTGGAGCTGCTGGTGGAGCGGCTGGGGCTGGTGCTATAGGTATTCTCGGATTCTCGGCTGTTTTATTAGGAGGAGTTGCAGCGGTTGGTTATTTAGGTGTAGCTCTTTACAAATTGTATAAAGCAGAACAGGGATATGAAGCTACCAGACAACAAGGAATTTCTACAGTAGAAAAAGCCAGAAGAGGCTTGATAGATTATGGAGTTTCGATTGATGAAGCTTCTTGGTCTATGATGGATTTTGAAGAACGTCAGGGGTGGGTAGATGAACAAGGCAAGATTCTCATTGAAACTTTTGAGAATGAAACAGATTCAGTTTATGAATTAACAGATGCTATGGATGGGGCGGCTTGGTCTACTGAGCAAGCTGAAGAAAGAAGAAGATGGTTAATTAGACAAGGGAGAATTTTAACAGATGTTACAGGGGAAGAGACCGGAGCTACGAATGTTTTTGTAGGTGCCTTAGAAGACATGACATGTATACTTGGAAAAGGCACCAGTGGATTAAGTGAGTTAAGGGATGAAAAAGTAAGCCTTCTTGAATTCGAGAAAAAGCTACTGATTGAGTTAAACAATACAAATTTGTCTCAGGAAGACAATCTATTTATTTTAGGTGAGATAGAAATCGCACGGGGAAGAATGGCTGAAATACAAAGGGAAGCAGTTGCATTATATGCAAATTCTTCTGTGGCAATTGTAAAGGAAACAGATTCGTATATTCGTTTAGATGGGATAATGAAAGAGCTTCCCAAACAATACGAAGCTAACAGAAAAGCCTTATTGGAATTAGAAGATCAAAAAATGGAATTGATTAAACAAGGTGATCTTCTTGTTATTTCTTTAGGGAAAGAAGAAACCACAGATAGAAAAGTTCAAATTCAGTTAGGATATTTACAAACTGAATATGACGAACTAAGTTCTGCCCAAAGAAATATGATGGGAGTTCAAGAAGAGGTTGTTGTTTCACAAGAGAGGGCTGTAAATGACTATGTAGGCAATTCACACTACATGGCGGACGAAATAAAACATGATTCTCAGGATATACAAGATGCTTTACGCGGGGTTGTAACAGAACAAGAAGATTCTTTACATACTTACACTTCCAATATGGATGGGGCGGCAAAAAGCATAAGCATAACAACTGGAAATATGCACCATACCCTTCGTAGACTTTCATTAGATCACAAAGAATCCCCCTCAATAAATGATGAAGTGGAATATAGTCTTTTTATTTATATGAAGCTTATGGATGATATGTACAGTGGGATGTGGACAGTTTTAGAAGCAATTCGAAATATGTGGATAAACGTTTGGGATTTCATAGGGAATTATGCACAAGGGACTTTAAATTGGGTTTTGGATATGGTGTCAAGGGGATGGGATGCTATCAGGGATTTAGGAAGTGAATGGTTTGGGGGTTGGGCGGCTGGTGGAGTATTACAAGCCTTCGCGGAAGGAGGAACTGTAAAACATCAAATGGCCTTGGTAGGAGAAAGAGGCCCAGAAGCTATAGCACTTCCAAACGGAACGCGGGTTATGCCTCATGGTGAAATGAGGACAGCATTAGGACAAGGAATTGCCCCCGATGAATCAGAAAATGGCGATACACAACAGTTAACAAATTCCATTACTCAATTGAATAGCCTTCTTTTGCAAGTAGGAAATAGAATAGGAAAATCTATAGAGGGAATTGCTTTTTCTACAAGAGTAAATGCCAATCTTTTATCTATCATTATTCAAGCAGCACAGATCCAATCTAAATTTATAAATGTAGTTCAACAGAGTAATTCTCTTCTCACTGCTTCCATAAAAAGCAGAATGATGGAATCTCCAAGTATACAAATTCATATAGATACCATAAACGAGCGTTCAGATGTAGATTCGCTTTATGATTACATGATGCAGAAATTATCAGGGGATATTGCTACAGCACAAACTACCTAAAGGTGAGACATGAGTCGAATTAGTTTTACATTTGATGGAGAGGATTTAGGATCTGATACTTATGGATTATGGGTTTCTAACGTTCCACAAAATCCTATGCTTGCTGATATTAGGTCAACTAAATTTAATTTAGGGGCACGGGATGGGGTGGTTGTAGGAGCGATTTATCAAGGTGCTATGTATCCAAATTTAGAAGTTTATATCGAGGGTGATACTAAGTTAGAGGTAATGCAAAGAGTTGACAAATTTTTAAAACTAATAGCAACTACAGAGCCAAAGTTAGTTATATTTGATTGGGAAACTGGAATTGATGCTTCTGTAAATCATGGATACTATGGACGTGGATACTATGGAATGGTTCACGGCCCGATGTATCCCCATTTTAAAAGAGGTGGATTAGTTTATTCCTTTCAAATAAATCTGATAGTTCCGAGTGGCTGTGCCGTTGCTGTAAGCGAAACTATACAAAAGGCTACCCTATCATCCCTTCCAAATACTTTTTATGTTCCAGAGGCTTTTGGAGACACTGTAGGGGGAACTAAATACTCCCGTCCGGTGTTTGATATCAGTCCGATCCGTACAACCGTGACTCAACTCACTTTAAAAAATGTAACACGGGATGAAGAGATAAATTGGAGAGGTAACTTAGAATCTACTCACACCTTGCGGATTGATTGTGATTTAGAATTTATTAAGAGGTCTGTGGATGGGGGAACTACTTGGACAAATGTCATAAGTGGAATTACAAGTGGAGATCCGTTTCCTTTTATTTCTGATAGTATTAGAAACGAATTCAGTGTTTCCGGAACCGCTGGAGTGGTTATAGATATAACGTATAGGGAAAGGTTTTTGTAAAATGCCTTTAGTTTTTTTAGATGCTGATAACTTTATTGAGATGACTTTGATTTCAGATG